AGGAGTATCGAAAAAGACTGAGGGAATCACAGCCATAAAACCCGTAGTTACTGGGGGACTTCGCGCTACGTGCGACCTTAAAATCCCACACCTAACAGCGGTATCGAAGAACAGCGGGGTACTTACTGCGATTAGCGAGGTCATTTCGTGACGGTTCTTTCGCATGTAGGTAACTTCAACAATACAACGTCAGGAACAACTGACACTATATCCAGCCTTAGTTTTACTCCTAAAGCCTTGATACTGTGGGCTACATTCCAAGGCTCATCAGAATGGAGTGGGGGGTTGGGTAGTGGTAATTATATTGGAACCGCTATCGGATTTGCGGCGAACAACGCAAGCGGTATGCAATATGGAACCGTTTGTGGGTCATCACATATTAATAGTTTCGGGGAGTACGCATCCCGCTACCACGCTGCGCTTCCGTTGGTGCTCTACAACAGCTTCAATTATGTGGGTATAGTGTTAGAAGCTGCATCCGTATCTTTTACCTCAAACGGATTTACAATAACGTATAGCTCCACACCAACAAACTCGTGTACAATCTACTACCTCGCTCTCGGCGGCTCTGACATAACCGGGGCCAGCGTAACGCAGTGGCAATCAAATACGGCAACAGGAAACCAGTCTGTAATATTAAACGGCACGTCGTTTAAACCGAACTGCGTTCTCCATATCGCTGATATAAGTAGTAATGCCCCCCCTGTAAGTGAGTCTAACGTTCAACTTATGTTCGGCGCTATGGATATTAACGGTAACCAGTGGTGCAACTATACTTATGAGTCCGGGGGCGACTCAAGGTACAATTCCGTCGGCAGGATTCAGACTACCAGTGCTTGTATCACAGACTCAGGTACTGGGACAAGTATCGTCGATGAAGCATCGTTTGTTAGTATAAACTCAAACGGTTTCACGGTCGATTGGACTGTGAACGGCGGCACGTCTCATTATTATTATTCCCTCGCAATAGCAGGAACTACAGGTTTCAGTTCTCTCGTTGGAAACCACGCAAAAACCGCGCAAACAGCCGCAGTTACGGACACAATAGCTACGCCGACAACCACACCGATGGCAGTACTTGCCACGACTGATAGCTATCCTGCAAACGCATCAGAGCAAACCGGCATTAGATTTACATTTGGTGGAAGTGATGGAACCAATAATGGGGTTACAGTCTATGCGAGAGACCAAGGGCAGGGGGAAGGTTACAATTACAACGATGCTACGAATGCTATTATAGTAGACAACGCCAGCGCAGGAACAACAGATGTCGCTGCGCCAATAAACGGATTCTCATTTGGTCAATTTAATACAGTATGGAGCGCAGATACCACAACCGACGCCACGCAGGTTTGTTATATTGCTCTGGGCATCCCGACTAATATACCTGTCTCACTAACCACGCCAACGGCAAGTACTACAACCAATGCCCCAACGGTGGGTATAGCACCTACGCTTACCGCGCCCGGTGCTACAACTACTACAAACGTTCCGACGTTCCAACTGACTACCGCCCTCACCACAGCACCAACGGCAAGTACTACAACAAACGCACCCACAAAAGATGTAGCTATGGTACTCACTACGCCGGGTGGAACGACTGCAACATACGAGCCGACCTTTGCTCAGGCTACCACACTCAAAGCTCCTACAGCAAGTACGAAAACAAACGCGCCGTCGCTTATTGTACCCGGGGGCCGTAAAGTCGCGCTCGCAGCACCGACAGCTACGACAGCGACAAACGCTCCCGTTGTTTCTGGAGTCTCAAATGTACTGCTTACCGCGCCTACTGCCACAACGGCCACACATGCCCCGTCACAGAACGTAGCTATGGTGCTTACCGCGCCGGGTGGAACGACTGAAATAACTGCAATGGCTCAAACGACGGTTGCGACTACATTAAAGACCCCAACCGCCACGACAGCTACAGGTACGATAAATATACCACATCGCAAGAAAATCGAGTTACTCAGCGCCACATTGCCTGAGTCTATACCATTGACGGCGGTATCGAGGAATAATGGCATGCTCACTGCAATTAGAGAACAATACTAAAATGCTAAAAGGCTAAAAGGAGAAGAGGTAAGAAATGACAGATATTACAATAACCGCTGGAACGTCAATGTCTGAAGCGGTTACGCTTCTGAATACCGAAGTCCCGCCCGCGCCCGTTGACCTGACATCAGTTATCGATATTATATGGCAGGCAAGCGGCCCTACGAGGATAATGCTGCGCAAACGGTATATCGATAGTACGATCACAATAATTAACGCGACTGGAAACGGTGGGGGGATCAATACTACCCTTGCTGCGACAGCGTATGCAGGCCAGCCCATTATAACCGTCGCTAGTACAACCGGCTTTATTTTGGGGGGGACAGTGTATATTCTGGATACAATATCGGGCATTGGTGAAGTTGCAGTAATAGGGGCGATGCAAAGCGATACGCTCATGACCATGACCGCTAACCTGCAAAATGAGTATCCTTTAGCAGATACATCAACGGTCACACAAATCGCCGTGCCTCAGTTTCTTATCCCGTTCGCTCCAGATGACACATCCCCAGCATTCGGGGTAGGACTACAAACAGAAACGGTAACGTATGGCTATGAGATTCGGATTGTCTTTGGCGACAGTACCCAAGAAGTAGTACTAACTGGAAACCTAATAATCCCGCCATCAGAGTCAGCGGGGACGGAAGCTACGATACACGTAGATTCAGTTGTATGGGGGATATTCTAATGCCTACAATAGACGACTTTTATTTTAGGGTAGGGGAGAGTTATACTCACTGTGTAATTGTTACCAGCAGACATCACAATGATGCGAAAGACCTGACGAATGGAGGAAAAACATATTCATCTGCTACCGCTGGAACGTCAGCTGGAACTGCCCAGGTGATACTCACCGTCTTTACTACTGGGACAAGTCCGGTCCCGATACTTACGAAAGATACCGGCCCAACGCCGATACTAGCCTCAGATATTTCTTTATCGGTAAATCCGCTTGCGAGCACTTCAACTGTACCTTGTGCGATACTCCTTAACTTTACTCAAGCAGATGCAGCAACGCTTGTCCCGGGTACGTACACGTATGAAGTACGTGTTGTACTCAATGGGATTCAGAAGGTGGTTTACCCGTTGGATGATAATACTGCTTCGTTTTCAATCTATGACTCTGAAACGTGGAATGCATTAGCAACGCCGCCAGCGCCTCGAATTACGAGATATGATGAGGGTATAGTTCTACCATCAAATGCCCCGGTTGATATCCTGCCGAAAGACCTGTGGAATAAGCTTAGAGACACGTCTAAAAGCAAAAGGAGGAGACGATGACACTCCAAACCATAAACCGAACTATATTCCAAGGCGACGGCATCATCATCCCCTTTGTTATCACTGACTCAAGCGGAAAAGCTGTTGACATCACGCATGCTACATTCGCATGGTCAGCGTGGAATATTGATACAGGAGTCGTAATGCCAAAAACCTTGGGCAACGGAATAGCACTAGGCACTCCCGCAGATGGACAGGTTGCAGTTACTCTTGTATTCACCGACACGTCTACCATCACCCCGACTCAGTACACGCATCAACTTGAGATGGTACTAAGTGGGGTTCACACCATAGAAGCAAACGGCCTGCTGTGCGTGCAGAAGAATTACACTTTACTATAGAGATCGTTGATGAAAAGTGAAACAAGACCCAAGCTGCCGAAGCTGGTGCTCGTTAAAGGATGAGTGGTGTTACAACTGTAAATCGAACAGTTCTAAGGTGCGGTCGGAGCTTGAACGGATTATGCGTAAAGCTAGGTACAAAAATGAGGTTTAAGGTAACAATGCTATAATGGCTCGAAAAAAGAATAATACTGAACCTAATGGGATAACATCATTCCCCGAAAGTCCTCCTAACGGGATCACATCCTTTAGTGAAGCAGAGCAAAACGCATTTTCAAAGCTCTCCAAGTCTGAGCAACAGACAATAAAGAAACTTATCGATCTTCAAGAGATGCCGTTCACTACCCAGGGTTTACCCACATTAGGCTCAGGCGATCTTATGGGAATAGGCCCCTCATCACCCGCTGCACCAGCTAATCTAAACTACTTCGCAGAGTACGGCACTACCGGCTTAATGTACATTCCTCCCTACGTGTATGAGGAATGGCTGACTGAACTCCAATACACTCGCGGCGTTCGTATGTACAAAGAAATGTACATGATGGATGCCGTCATATCAAGTATCTTTTACGCGGTTGAAATGTCATGTAGATCGGTAAACCTTTGGTGGGAAACCGACGGCGAGACTCCAGAGGATCTAAAAGCACTGACGTTTTACGAGCAATGCTGGGAAGATATGAGCGTCAATCCAAATGATCTGCTCTCTGAGATACTGAGCATGTTCATATTCGGGTATCATCTCGCTGAAATCGTGTATAAGAAACGAGAAGGCCCACATCCAGAAGACGCAACGCTTGATAGTAACTATGACGATGGTAGAATCGGATGGAGGAAGTTCGCTACCAGAGCACAGGAAACATTATTGAATTGGGACTTTGACGTTAACGGCGGAATAAGAGGATTTAGACAGCTCGCACCGCCTCACTTTAGGATCACCGAAATACCGATAGAAAAGCTGTTGTTGTTTAGAGTCAAGCCACGCAAAGGCAACCCAGAAGGTGTCTCTCTATTACGTGGAGCATACCGGACGTATATGTTCAAAAAATTAGCGGAAGAGATTATGATGACTGGGCTCGAACGCGACCTGGCTGGCGTCCCGATCCTACGTGCTCCTGGTGAGGTATTAACTGGAATCGATGCCCGATCTGTAGCAATGAATAACATGCTAAAGCGCGTTGTTCGCAACCTAAAGCGTAACCAGGATGAGGGCATACTCTTGCCATCAAACAACTATCCAGCAGACATGGGTGGCGGTCCAATGTATAGCCTAGAGCTAGCAGGCCCACAATCACAGAGACAATTTGATATTGTCAGCATTATCCAGATGTTCTCGAAATGGATAGCTATGACAGTACTCGCTGATTTTCTTATGCTCGGCCAGGACACTACAGGATCATATGCACTTGCTGAAACTAGGAATAATCTATTTTCGATTTCAATATCTGCTATACTCGATTCAATTTGCCAGGTATTCAACAGTTATGCAGTTCCTAGATTAGCTCAATTAAATCCTGATATAAACCCGGAGTCTTTACCTAAACTAGTACACGGCGATGTAGCATCTGCTGAGATTAACGATGTAGGTACATTCCTGAATAACGTAGCTAGAGGCGGTGTTCCAATACCGGACGATGTAACCTTTAGAAACGCCCTATGGGATCTGGTACACCTGCCGAAGGAACCTGAACCCGAGGGCGAGACTGCAACGCCGGTTGATTCACTACTGCCTGGACAGACCGCAGCTCGAGCTAGAGAACGTAGTCAACCTATTAACGAAGAGACACCTTACCGTGGCACGCCTCCTCGCGGGTTCCCGAGTACATATAGCCAGTTAGGTGCTGATGTGGCCGCTAAGAAAACACAAAAGAGCCAACCTTCAGTAGGCGATGTACACGTGAATAAGCCGAGCGAAGAGTTCTCAGTCGCATACGTCCAAGGGACGCAACCTAAAAAGAAGAAAAAGAAGCGATCAAATGCCAGCTAATCTTCATGTTAAATTCCTGACCGAACCTGAAATTGAGCAGGAGATCAGGAAGCTTAAGGATGAAATAAAAGAACTGAGACGGGAAATAAAACACCATATCGATAACTGTCCGTTTAGGGAGTTGAAATGTTAGACGAATGGAATGATATAGAACAAACCCCAGATCCGAATACTACAAGGAACGCGCTGTTTGCTTTATTTATGCTCTTCGTGTATCCTGTGATCTGGGTACTGATAGCGCATTTCATATTGCATTTTTAAAGGGGGATTAGATGCCTAAAGCCAAATCAAAGAAAGAAAAGAAACCTAAAGAATCGAAAGAAGAAGAATTGCTTAAAGCAGCAGACACGCCTGAATGGAAAGATCTACCCCGCAAAGATCTTAAAGAACAAGAAAGCGAGTTTGTAGTCGTTGATGTAGTCCAAGGAGCTGAACCCGAAGAACTGCAAGAAGAACCAAAATCAGATGAGACTCTAGTAAGCAGCTTTCTTGAACGCCTGACTAAAACGCCGCCTGCTCCAACGAGTGCGCTAACCGCACTGCAGGAAGAAGCAGAGCTCAGGACTATCGAAGAAGCTACCAAGAAGATGGAAAAAGCCTCAAAGCGTCGCACGTTCAAACCAGTCACTCTTAAGATAGTTGGAGATATGCTCGTCCACTGGTACTCAATGAAAGACGGCATGCGTTCATCGTTACTTGACCGGCCAGGCGTAACAGCAGCAGAAAAAGCGGTGTATTCAAAACTGCCGATAAACGATGACACTGCGCTTGATTATCTGTTGACGTTACATGAAGAGGAGATGGAACGTCGTGATGATACGAAAAGAGCTATGATGGTGGAAACACCTCACCGCCCTGAACCTACAGAAGACGACGAGCTGATAAAACGTTTAAGCAGCATAAACCAACGACGACAACAAACAAGTTCATCAAACCCACATAGCCTAATAAATGCCAACCCGCCGCCGACGCTTCCCAAGATGGGGGCGCTGTTTAAGGACGAAGGATTCACGCTCGGTGGTGCTCCTGTATCAGAGGCTGAGTTCTTTAGAATGGCGGCATCTAAGAAACCGGAGAAGCGGGTTAAGAAGTGATGATTCATTATAATTAAGCTAGGTTAAATATGAACATCAACTTAAAAAAAGAAACAATCCAAGCCTTAGACGCCGCACGAAAAAGACACCCTTGGCTGGAAGAAAAGGATTACGAGGATCTTATCTTCCAAATAACATTAGACTGGCTACAGCTTGAAGGACGTGAAAGCCTGAACGATTGGCTAAAGGATTTCTTTTAAAAATGAATCTAGCGAGGTTTAGATCAGACGAATTATACCGTCTGGTTTATCAATGGGACGGAGGCAATGAGCCTGACTGGGATACATTAAACGTTCGTTATGCCGGTAGGTTAGGGTATCTTGTAATGATGCCATCAGTTGAGCTAGTGCATCCATATAACGCGATGAAATGTTACCACGATCAACGCATTAAAGAGATTTATATAGCAAAAACATGGCCTAGAGACGTAGATACGGAGGACCCGGTAATTGCATGTTATGATGAACCTCCGATTTCATGCGACTGAAAATGAGGTGAGACGTGACAAGACTTTGCTCCCGCTGTAATAAACCAATCGCACTCGAATCAGAAGCATACAAAACCTGCGATGCCTGCCGGGAAGAAGGCAAGAAGTACCACTCAAATAACCGTGAAAGAGAACGTGACTATAAAACCGAATGGCAGCGAGAAGATAGAAGAGAAAAACGCCAAGCCAGATATTTAGAAGGGATCGGAGAACGATACACCCACGAAGAGCTAAAAGCATTATCTAAAGGTAAAAGCGTTGACCCGTTTTCTGTAGGGGCTCCTAAAGTAACCTTAAGCCATGCAGGAGAGGAAATACGATTTGGATATTTTACCGATTCCCATATGTCAAGCATCTACTATCACGAGGAATTCCTAGATGATTTCATACACACATGCAAAAAGCGAAAGGCTCAGTTCGTCGTGTTTGGTGGAGATTTGACTCATGGCATGGATGTACGTAAGTACAATCTGATCTACGAACTAAGAGACATTGGATACGAGGCACAGAAAGCGTATGCTGAAACACAACTATCTAAAATCCCTTTTCATACGTATCTAATCAGCGGCAATCATGACAGGTGGTACGAGATAGTGGGTGCAAATATTGTACAAGACGTATGTGAAGCTGTCCCGAATATGGAATACATAGGCAGAGATGAAGGGGATATAGAAATCGGCGGAGTAATAATTCGTGTCTTTCATGGTGAGGACGGATCTAGCTATGCGACCTGCTTTGATGATAAAACGGAGATAATGACCAGTGACGGCTGGAAACTGTTCCAGGATTTAGAAAAGACAGATCGCGTTGCAACGATGAGGAAGTCTGACCACGTATTTGAGTGGCAGAATCCAACACATATCACCGATGAGTATTATGATGGAGGAATGGTTCACTTCAAGGCGAGAACCATAGATTGTTTAGTAACGCCTAGTCATGGTATGTGGACGAGGGCTTCTGAATGTGCTACTTACAAACGATTGGAATCATTGAAGTATCCTACAAAATCCCATATTAGATTAAACACCAATTGGCATAGGAAAGATGCAATCGATATCGTTAACGAATACGGCAGACAAAAATGGCAGTTTACACAAGTCTCAAATGGGTGGGACGGAAAAACCCCAAAAACCGTTGCTATCATTCCAAGAGAGTCTAAGAATCCAGGAGTCAAATCATATCATTTCGGCGACGTTCCGATTGACGATATTGCAGAACTGATAGCGTGGTATGTAACTGAAGGTCACGCAAGAAAATATTACGTTTCGTTATCTCAATATAAAAATGTCAACCCTGAGAACTATTCTGCAATGATTGATTTGGCAGACCGATTGGGTTGTAGCTATGGATCGTCTAAGAAAGGTATAACAATACATAGTGGAGAACTAGCAGACTTTTTAAAGGCAGAGTGTGGGCATAAAAGCGCTAATAAATATCTTCCAAAATGGTTGAAGGATTGTGATACTTCCGTTTTGCAGATCGTATTTGAAACCATGATATCTGGAGATGGATGGCGCTCTCCAAATGGGTACGGTTATAGATCAATAAGCAAAAGATTATTAGAGGATTTTTCAGAAATTGCGATTAAATTAGGCTACAAGATAACGTTCACGAGGGGGGGTGACACGGTTACTATAACCTCTGTGCAAACAACACCGACCGTTAATACAGCACCATCGATTGTTCACTATACAGGGCGCGTATATTGCTGCGAAGTTCCCAACGGACTTATTTTAGTTAGAAGAAACGGGAAAACGCTCTGGACGCACAATAGTTATCGGATTCAAAAGTTGATAGAGAGCTTTACTGGAGGAGACAAACCACAAGTGTTGCTTATGGGGCATGCTCACAAACAAGGGTACTTCTTTGAGCGTCATATTCACGCGGTAAGTGGTGGAGCACTATCAACGCAATCCAGATGGATGAGATCAAAGAGGATGCCTAATCATTCCGGTTATCATTTTATCACTATGAGAGTTGATGATGAAGGTGTTGAAGAATTCACGGTGACATTCAGGCCGTTTTATGTTTAAGAATTAAAGGAAAGGTAACAACGCAAAGATGGAAGAAATAGAAAAGGAAGCGAAACCAAAAGAGTACTCACAGGAGTATATCTCAGAACTTTTAGAGGCGGTGAGACAATACGTTCCCCCGCATGTGATGGACAACCTACACAGGCAAGCCCTACCTCGCGCTGGTGGAAAAGCAAGTGGTAAGGCACGCGCTGCTGCCGCTGCTCAAGCACAATCCGAATCAGCGCAAGCAGCAACAGAGGCACGTCAAGCCCAAGCTACACAAGCAGACGTAAACGCAGAGCAGGGAGTCGAAAAGCAACCACTTCCTTCCAATATCACGCCAATACCACAGGCCACACCAATGACTACACAGGATGACTTAACTCCACCAAGCCCGCCGCAACTACAGGGTAACCAGAATAATCAAAGCGCATGTGCGCCAGGGGATGAAACGTGTGAGAATCAGACTACGGGTAGTGGAGCTCAAACATCTAACGCAACACCTAATGCAACACCTAATGTAACGAGTAAAAAGAAGATGAGTAAAGAAGAAGTTGAAAAAGCAGTATCTGACAGCCGAATGGCACAGCTCGCGGCTGAAATAAAAGGAAAGAGCACGAAAGACTTAACGACCTATAACTGGCGGCTTGCACAGCACCAGGGAGCGGGAAATACACTCAAAGGCTTTACCCAAGCTGACATGGACACGTTCAAATCTAAGATAAAACAGGAGTTAGCTTCTAGGTCAGATGATACAAAGAAGTCAGATAAACCAAGCGATGAAGACCTAGAGAAATGCCACTTTAATACTGTTGACGCAATAGCATCCGATGAGGATAAAAAGAACCAAGCAGAGAAAAGCGTTAAGAAGGAAACCGCTGAAGAGGCTGATGCTGACTGCGAAAAGGTTAAAGCCAACTGCATGAAATTGAAGAATAAGAAGAGCCTCCAAAAAACTGATGTAATAACTCACATCGGAAAGCGGCCTATCCTTACCTTCGTTATTGCATCGCCAGGAGTAGTTGAGTCAATCAGAAAGTCAGCGTTAGTAGGAGCTACTGGCAAGATATTTAATGACGAGTACCTAACTCCTTTAGGACTGACAAGGGAAGATATAGCTATTGTACCTCTAGTGCCACAACTCCTCAAAGAAGATGATGGAAAAGTCCGAGAACCAATGGCTGATGAGATCGAAGCGTGGCAACCCTGGTTCAGGGATGAGATAGCTAAGGTAGAATCTAAGTCAAAGCGTAAGATCCCGATTATAGCTTTAGGTCATACAGTCAAGAAAGCATTGGAAAGGGACGTTGAGTTCACGATGCCTCATCCAAACTCACTAGGCACGTGGAGGACTGATGAGGAATTCGCACGAAAGAGGTTACAGGTGTCAAAGGCTCTTGAAGCTAGATACCGAAAAAACTGATAAGGCGTCCACAGGTACAAGCTAAAGTACAAGAAATACTTAAATACTCACAAACGAATTTTGAACCGATAAAGAAACAAGCAGCGGCCTGGCACTACACGGCCCGCCTGTTGAAAGGGACAGACCATCTCGTGTGGGGTGTTGTGTACGAACCCTGCAACTCTGGCGAGGTCTGCAAGACTGATACGCAAGGGGACTATATACGTCCCGATGAACTGCGTAAAGTCGCGCATGATTACCTCGCTAACAGTGGCAGGATCGGAACCCATCACGAAAAACTGGTGAGTCAGTCCGAGGCGACGCCTGTGGAGAGCTTCATCGCGCCCGTTGATATGGTCGTCGATGGCGAACATATACGAAAAGGCTCCTGGGTGCTGTTTACCGCTTTGAACGATGCTCTTTGGCAGCGTGCGCAGAGCGGTGAATTCGGTGCATACAGCATCGATGGAACAGGTGTGCGCGTAAAGCGTACTTAGAAGAGAACCAAGGCGCGAGTGAACGATAACGTAGATACAAATGACGCACCTAGCTTTGCTAATCTTCAAAAAGATACTGAGCTGACCGATACCAAAGTAGAGAGCGTGCATCTCGTAACCCGGGGTGCAAACCGGAAACAGCTTCACTTGGTTAAATCAGCGAATAAGCGTACACCGGGATCTAATTTTATGGATCAAAATACAGAAGCAGCCTTCGCTATCGACGTCCTCAAGCAGGACACCACTGATGGCGAAGTTATACAAAAGGAATTCAAAGGGCTGCCACCTGAAGCGATCGAAGCCCTCACGGGCATCGTGAAGCTCACCAAGAGTACCGCTGACGTTCTTCCAGATGACGTTTTTGAAAGAATCGCTGCTCTCTCAGGTTTCCAGAAAGCCAAAGCCGCGAAAGGGAAAGATGGCGATGGGGACGATGACGACGACGGCGATGGATGTGACGGCGACGGTGATGGTGACGGCGACGGTGATGGCGCTAAGAAGTCCAAGGCTAGTAAAATGAAGAAACATATAGAAAAAGCCCTCGAAAGAATTGAGAAAGAGGAAGATATTGACCTGCTTCCAGAGGATGTGCAAAAGGCCGTCCGACCGATTTGGAGAGAGCTCATAGAGAAAGATGAGCGTATCCGAAAGATGGAAGAGGAAAACCGAAACAGGGTGTTTGTCCAGAAGGCAGCGCAGTACACGCACATTGCTAAAGGAGCTGACTTCGTGCCTCTGATGAAAGAAGCAGCGGACAAGCTTAGCGAAAACGGTTTCAAGTCCTTTATCCACCTGCTTGACTCTCACGAGGAAATGCTACAAAAAGGCGGCCTCTTTGCTGAATACGGCAGTGCTTTAGAAGCTGACGCATCGGATCCCCTTACACGGTGGGATGCATTGGCTCAGGAACGAGTACAGAAGAGTGCCGGGGCGTTGACGTACGAGCAAGCGTATACCGATGTCGTACACAGTGACCCAGAAGGCTACAACCAGGTCCTTCAGCGAAACCTGATGGCCGGAGGTAGGTAATATGGCAGGAGATGTACCAGTACTTGACATGTCATACGTGGCAGGTCAGGACTTTTCAGCAACCACGACTATTCTGGAAGCTACGGGATACTCAGCACAATTCCGAGCGGTGTATATGTACACTGATGGGACAATGCACATCTGCGGCACTGGCAACCCAATGTGGGGGATTCTACAGAACGACCCGGCAGAGGGAGATATTGCAGTAGTCAGAGAGATAGGTCACAGTAAAGCAGTGATGGCGAGCACGTCTGCTAACTACGGCGTTCCTTTGAAAGTCGCTGATGCTTACGGTCGCCTCGGTACGGCATCCTATGGGTCGGATGTTGTAGTGGCAACTGCAGCAGGTCCGTGGGCAGCCGCGAACGATATTGCAGAGGTTAGCCTCATAACGCGGGGAACGCAGGGGACGTATTACCGAGCCGGACAGTTAATGTTCGGGATCAAGCTCGGGGTAATGTGCCTTAGCACAGGATCACACAACGTCTATGCATCACTCCCGCTTGGGTTTAACGGCACAATAGTAGGTGTTTATGGACTGTACACTACGGCAACAAGCGTTAGCTCAGGCGCAGGAACGCTCGACTTTGTGCTCAGTACTGCGGGACAAGTAGAAGCAGCAAACAGCTCAGCAGTTACGCTAGCGGTAGCCGCTTCGACTGCAGCAGGAACGGTTGTTGCAGAGTCGGCCGCACCTACGAAGCAAAATACGTTCGTAGCTGGAGACACACTGACGATCCACAGCAACATAAGTACAGCGTTTACGAGTGACCCGGGCGTGATCGAGGTTCACATAATCACGAACTAGGAGAAGTACAAAAATGGCAACAAATTACAGAAACTTTGCGACCCCGACTCCGAACCTCGGTGTTTATGGAGCAGCCCAAAGGCTTACCAAAGCTGGACTTATCGAGAGCCCCTACGAAGCATGGACAATGCCTAATGAGGTAACTCTTAGAAAAGCTCAACCTACGGTCTTCGATGTACACGTGAACGTCCCGAACACGATGTTCTCTATTGCGTACATACAGTCTCAAACCAACTTTAGAGCAGCCGAGATATTTCCGCTCATCCCTGTGATGAAGAAATCGGATTACTACGTCTCGTACACTAAAGACTACTGGTTCACGAATGAGGCTCAAGTACGGCTAGACGGTGCTGAGACAACCGGAACCGGCTACGGGCTCAAGATGACAAATACCTACATGTGCGACGTGTGGGGATTGCATGTTGACCTCGGTGACGCGGTTGCGGCTAACGCCGATGCTCCGTTGAACATGCAGCGGGATATTTCGTTGTTCCTGACGCAGAAGCTTCTACTCGCAAGGGAGATGCAGTTCGTAAATAATTACTTTACGGACGTATGGACCAACACAGTGACCGGCGGCGCATACGGTGGGTCCCCGAACTTCGTGTACTGGGACGACCAGGTGAACTCAACTCCTATCGAGGATATACGGAAGTACAGGCTTGAGATGGCGATGGCTACTGGCTACGTGCCGAACACTCTTGTGATCGGGCCAGAAGTCTACGAAGCGCTGATCGTTCACCCTGAGATCCTAGAAAGAATCAAATACGGTGGAACTCCAGGCAGCCCGGCAATCATCAGTGAGCAGGCACTTGCTCAGGTGCTTTCTATTGACAGGGTCATCATCCCGATGTGTGTGGTGAACTCGGCTCAGGAAGGCTCTGCCACGCCAAGCATGGGATTTGCGTATGGAAAAGACGCATTGCTCTGCTACAGCAACCCAACCCCCTCGATATTGACACCTTCGGCTGGATACACGTTCGGATGGAACGGATACCTCAGCTCTGGTGGGCCGTATCAGGACATCGTGGGTTCTGGTGGAGCTGGCTGGTTTGCAGTGCGAAACTTCCGCATGGAGTGGAGACGCGCAATGAGGATGGAAGCTGAGATGGCGATGGGCATGGAGCTAATCGCTCAGGATCTCGGTTACTTCCTAAGCGGCTGTGTTTCGTCAACCTGGGAGTAAGGCGTAGCGTAGAGAGCGCAGAGAAATGACGTGGAGTTATAGCGGCGATCCAACAAGTTCACTGAAGGACCAGGTGAGATTCTACATCGGCGATACCGATACGAACAACCAGCTCCTTTCAGATGAAGAGATTTGCTCTATAACATCAACCTATTTCAACCCCTTCTGGGCGGCGGGAGTAGCGGCGAACACTCTTGCCGCCCGCTTCGCTCCGACAACCGAGGAAAAAGTAGGCGCATGGGGTGGGGCGTACCAACAGAGGTACGACCACTTCCTGCAACTCTCCAAGGATATGAAGGAGATGGCGATTCGGCAGGCGACTCCTTACTTCGGAGGTACTGAACCACAAGAAGATGAGAAGCCTACACCGAGGCAGATCAGGGTTGGGATGTGGAGCGATCGGACGTGGTGATCCGTTAGTAACTCCTAAAATTTTTTTGGTAACAAGAATATGGTCAAAGAGAAAGAAAAGAAGTTCGAGCTTAAACCCGAACCTAAAGCGGAACCTAGAGCTGAACCTAAACCAGAGCCTAAGAAACAGCCTCTTAAAGTAGTGTACTCAGAAAATGAAGTCGCTGCGGCGATAACTGCCATTGATACTGCAACTGGGTACGGTGCGGTGATCGCTGACAATTATATCGGAAATGGAACGCTCAATTATGTTTACGTGGATGCTATGAAAAAGCTGGCGCGGCACAATACGACCAACTCAAATCATAGCTGATTAATTAACTAATCAAGGAGGAGGTAGGCCCATGCAATGGGTAGGTCTTAAAGAACTTAGGTCATCTAGTGGCAACGCAATACAGGCTGGAGATCTAATCGACGAAGCGACAGGTTCACTACTTGTCAAGCCGGTAAACGCGGTATGCGTTCCGGTGCATAACGCGACAGGCAGCCCTTTAACAGCGGGAACGCTTGTCTACATAAACGGATTTTATTATAACTCAAACTATCCGACAATCGCAGCTGCGGATAACACGGATCCTACTAAGCAGGCACAGTTTGTCGTGCTTAGCACTATCGCTGACGGAACTGACGGCTATGTGAACGGCATCGCTATGGTGCGGTTCATGGACACGTCTGCTCGGACAGTTGGGGATATTGCATACCTGAGTACGTCAGGGTCGATCACATTCACCGCGCCGACTACAGCGGGAACGATGCAACAGCCGGTCGGAGTGGTGGCGTCAAAGTCATCTTCTGGAGCAAACGGAGACATATACTTCTTCCCGTCAATTTCCAGAGAGACGGAGAACGGCGCGGGGATAGACCCACTCTCGATAACGACTGGGATGCTCGCAGCGGGAGCGGTGACGAACGCAAAGCTTGCATCTACCGCAGTTACTGAATCGGTAACGGTTGCTAAGACGTTCACACACGCGTCATTAAGCGATACAGCAGCGATTGTAGGCTCACAACTTTCAGCAACTGCTAATATCGCTGGTTCACAATTAGCTTCTAATGCTGCTATCGCAGGCTCACAGTTGGCATCAAACGCAGCAATAACCGGGTCCCAACTATCCGCTAGCGCGGGCATCACCGGCGGACAGCTCGCAGCAGGTGTGAAAGGGAACGTAATCGGACCATACGAGATAAAGTATAGCGGCCTGACGGCAAGCAAAGATGTTATCTCAGGCATTCCGTTCGGGTTTATCGGTTCGATAGTAAAGGTCTATGGCATAGTATCAACTGCGGCAGGCGGTAGCTCAGGCGTAGGAACGCTTACATTTACTTTAAGCACAGCGGGAATACTTCAGTCAGCAGGCCCGGCAACGGTGACGCTTGCAATCGCTAATACGGATACACTGTACCAAGTTACAACTCAATCAGCAGCGCCAACGCTACAGAATACGTTTGTAGCAAGTGACTCGTTTAAGATAAGTTACGCTCAGACCACGACCTTTGGAAGTGATACTGGCGTAATTAGAGTGTACCTTGTTACAAACTAGATGAAGCACGAACGATCGCCACTTTGGCCTAAGATCAGGGAAGAACACTTAGAGAACCATCCGACCTGTGAAGCGTGCGGAGGTACAGCTAAGATCAACGTACATCATGTCGTACCCTCTCACTTACGGCCAGACCTCGAACTCGACGAATCAAACCTAATAACGTTGTGTGAATCCAGAAGTTACGGGGTAGAATGCCATAGAACATTCGGTCATCTCGGTTCATACTTCAGTTGGAATGTAGACGTGCGTACTGATGCTCCTACTTGGTTAAACAAATTTAAAAACCGACCAAAGAGCGTGAAATCCAGAGATGCCAAGACTTAGCGCCTACCCAATGCAGATGCTTTCAAGCTGGATGCTACCTGACACGTTCCTCCAGGAAAGAAAAGTCCTAACGCCTGACGGAGGTGGCGGCTTTACTACAGACTGGGGTGAGATTAATACAGCTTTACCAGGGTTCTTAATCGCTGCACCACATCCACAAGAGACGGCGCGAGGCGCGAAACACGTGGCAGGGATGACGCATATGTTCTACACGTACCCGGGTACAGACATCCAGAGAGGAGACAGACTATCAATCACAAAAGAAGGACGCACTCATATCGTAACTATACTAGATATTGACAACCCTGGTATGTTGAACCATCATTTAGAAATTACGTGTAAAGAATACGAGCCTGGGATTCTTGGACAAGGGCAGGACGAGGTGGAGTTCGATGGCTAATAGCATTAAAACAACTGTAAAAGGTCTTGACAAGCTTGACATAAAACTCACAAAGATGTTCAGCGGTGCGTCGGGATCTGAGCTCTCATCCAAGACTACACTAGACATTGCAGAAGCGATAGTGGCAAAGGCGAAAGAGAAGGTTCCCGTTAGGACTGGAGCGTTAAAGGAGTCCATTCTAGTCGAACACGGAGAGAGCGGTAGCGCAGTTCTTGGCAGCGCACACGTTGTAGCAGGCGGCGAGAAGGTAGTATATGCGACGTACGTTGAGATGGGGACTCGGAAGATGGCGGCTCAACCATATCTGCGGCCATCGGCTGAGGAAGTAATGCACGATGCAAGCGTCAGCGAAAAGATAGCTAAACAGATCAAAGAACTGTGGAGCGCCTAAATGACAAATCTCTCCTGGGCCACGCAAACAGCGATACAAACACTTCTCTCAAATGATTGTGACATTATCAGCCTTACCGCACAGGAAGACGGCAGCGCAGGAGTTTGGAACTACGAAGCAGATCCAAATGCTATGTTTCCCTATATTACCTTTCAACAGGCTACCAGCCAGTTCTTTGATACGCTCGGACACATGGGGAAGGATATGCTCTGGGATGTTAACGTTTGGAGTAATCAGCCTGGCGAAAGCGAGACGACCAACATATTCGACAGGATAACAACGATATTAAACCAGTCCCCTACAAATCCGACCCCTCTCAGCTATGACGGCGTGAACTTTGCGATGGTTCACGAAGCGACCGGCCCTCGCCCGATTCCCGATCCTGAAAAGGGGATCAGGAGAATGACGGCAACGTATCGGATTAAAGCACAGATTGTCTAGGAGAAACCAAATGAGAGTAGACCTTGAAGTACCGATCACAGTTCCCCCCCTTCATCTTTTTCGAGTAAAAGAGGGGAAACGTGAAGAAATTACCTATCGTTCGTTTAAGGGATTCGGAGATGTCACGCACACTACGGTTAAATTCCGCGTAGGTGACGGTGACTATGTAGTTGTCGATGATCAGAAAAAGGAGACAGCAATTTCCGTAGTGAACGGACAGGTAGTTGAAACGCCTCAGTTAGCAGTGGAACCAGAAATGGAGCCTACCGCTGAGGCTAAAGAAGAAGAAGCGCCAATGACCTTTAGGGCGCAAGTAGATAAAATAGGAGAATTGTAAAAAGATGCCAGCTACTGCAGGCTATTTAGGAACAGTCCTTGTTGGTGTTGGAACATACACCCCAGCAGATGGAGTGCCAAGTTGGACAGGCGAAACGCCAAGTCTGAGCGATCCCGCTGAGTGGTACTCAGTAATGAGTTTAAAGGAAGCAGATGGAACAGTTGACGGTAAAAACGTGGATGTTACTACGCTCGGTGTAAACGCCGTTGCGAGACTGCACGTTCAAGTCGATTCAAAGTACACCCTTACGGGGTTCTACGATGAGACTGATACAACCGGACAGGATGTTCTCTGGACGTGGCTTCTTGGACTAGCGTCAAACCCGACGACTGCTCCACTCATGCTGAAATACGAACCTACTGGTTCAGCTAGTGTCGGGTGGAAACAGTGTGTTCTACCGTCTGAGATTGCCACCAAAGTAATCACCGGAGATGTGGACCAGATCACAATACAGCTCGAAGGGAACGGCCCAATAGCGCAACTCACAGCGTGATCGAGGCTCTAACGATGAGCCGCGAAAACGGAGGTGAATAAATAAACATGGCAGCTACAGCAGCATTAGCAGGGGCTCTTTATTTGAGCGCTCCTGCTGTTGCTATTACTACACCATTGAGTACAACGACGACCGACGAAAAAACATTTTATATCGTATGGCCCGGATCACCAGCGATTAACGCATGTCTGAGCGCACTTGACCCCGTAACGGTTCAGGGCAACTCTGGTGGACATTATGCCAATTTGACGCTCGGAACAGACTACTTCCTCGACCGTTTAGGTGGGGTCATCACTGCGAACCCAGTTACATGGCCAACCGGACTCGGCGTAGGAGTTGATGTCCAAGTCTCGGCGGGGTATTACCTTCCACTTAGGTTGTTCTTAACCTGTAAAGAATACGACCTTACCGTTGACGCTAAGAACGTCGATGTCACAACGCTCATGATGCAATTCGTAGCGCGAACGCGAGTGCAGCTCGATGCAAAAGGGACGATGACCAACTTTTACGACCCGACATTAGTTTACGGAGACGAAGCCTCGTCACCCGCACAACCAACGCAGATCTATGTTCAAGATCCGACTAAGACAGGCCACAACCAGTACTTTAGCGACATCGTAGCGACTGACATAGTAACCGTCGCGCAGTTTTGGAGCATCGCAGGGAACCCACAACCAAGTCTTATGGCGTGGGCAAAGGTTTCTGAGGACGCGATCAAGATAATCACTGGCGACGTGGTTGGTGAAACCGTTCAGTGGGAAGGCACGATTGACGCAGACGGTCATATGATCTATCGCACAGGCGTTACAAACCCAGGAAACGAATATTATTTGAGCCCGGTGGTTCAGGCCGGTTAAAACTAATTAAGAGGGATATACTGTGAAGAAAGAAATTGAAGATAATGAGGATTGTCCTGAATGCCCTAAAAAGCAAAAGAAGCTAGAGGAGCAGAGAATGATGGAAGAGCAAAATAAGATCAAAGCGAAGCCAGCTAGTCGATTGTCCTTACGTGACCGCATACTTAACGTTAACGATCGACGTGAAGAACTTGTTCGAGTGCCGTGGTGGGGTGATGGAGGAGACGAAGTAGAGATCCTGATGAAGTCACTCACAGCAGGCGACTGGGCCGAGTTACAACAGAGCGTACAACTTCAATTCAAAGACGGTGCGCCGTCTGGTGTAATCCGACAGTGGAGTAATATTGAGATAGTTATCTACTGCGCTTTCGATCCAGAAACCGGGTCAAAGCTCTTTACAAGAGCCGACCATGACATGCTCGCGAGCAAACACCCGGGTACAATAGACTTCCTCGGCTCAGTTTCAGACAGGCTCTCAGGACTTTCCGCTGATGAGGTGAAGCAGGCTCGCGCGAATTTTCGCAAAACACGTGGCTGAGGTTCATCTTTGACCTGGCTGACCGATTAAAAATAACTGTCAGACAACTCCTCACAGAAACGACCGCCGAGGAGCAGATGATGTGGCGGGTCTACCTCGGCGTACGAATGGAAGAAGAAGCTAAGGCACGCAAACAGATGGAGCAGGAAGCCAAGAAAGCTAGATGACCCTCCTGGATACTTTAGAAGTTTTAATCACCGCCAACACCGAGGGGTTAAAGACCGGGATAGCTGGCGCTAAAACCGAAGCCAGTGGGTTATCTACCTCTTTTAAAGGCGCGGCTAGCGATGTTGATAAACTCGGCACTGAGCTTGATAAGACTGGGACTAAGGCCCAGGGATTATCTTCTAACCTAGCTTCAAACGCAACTGCTTTTAAGGGAACCGCTTCTGAAGCGGATAACCTTACTACTTCTCTCGATAAGACCGGGACTAAAGCCGAAGGTCTTACTACCTCTTTAACTTCGTCAACGTCCTCACTTGGGGGTTTCAAGAGCGCATCTCAGGACGCAGCTACTGCAACCGAAGATTTAGGAACCAAAGCAGAAGGTGCTGCGTCTAAAGCGACTGGATTAAGCACATCGCTAGGTGGAGTAGGCCGCGACCTTGAAGGTACGTCGAGCAAGGCGAAAAACTTGGGCGGCGACCTCGAAGGCACAGCCTCTAAGACCACGGGTTTAGGTAGTTCATTTGGTGGTTTAGGAAATCTAGCAGCCGCAGGTTTGGGTGGTGCTGCCATAGCGGTGACTGCCTTCAGCGTCAAGGCAGGAGAAAGCGTCCAAGATGCATACAATACAATGGCAAAGGCGACGGGGGTGCAAGGCGAACAATTAAAGACCTTAGAAGGCGTTTGGAGCGGCGTTTTTGCGAATGTGCCAGAAAGTGCTGAGACAGTCACAAGTGTCATCGATACGTTAACATTAAAATTAGGGCTACAAGGCCAAGCACTACAAGACGCCGCCACGGATGTAATTGACTATAGTATAGCAACTGGCACAAGTGCTACCTCAAACATAACTACCTTCACGACAGCACTCAATGCTGCCAATCTCGGCTTAACTGGAATGCACAAGCCCGTAATGGATATGCCAGAACTATCCGATATGATGACTGCTGCATTCCAAAATACAGGCGTAGCGGTCGGTAAAATAGCCCCTATCTTTGACAAAGCAACAACTTCAATGACAAAGATGGGTATGTCGATCCCGCAACAGATAGCCCTTATTGCGCAACTAAGTCAAGCGGGTATCCCAGCGCGGCAGGTCAGTACAGTCCTTCAAGGTATAACCAAAGCGGCTACTGCAGCACATGAAAGTTCCTCAAAGTTCTGGGGCGATATGGTGGAGGACGCAAAGAAAGGCACGCTCACTGCAGATGAAACAAAGCTGCTCGGTAAAAGCGTTGATAATTTCTCTTCTTTAGCCAAAGCTGGGAAGTTAGACAATGATAAATTAATTGATTCTATCACGAACAGCAAGGGAGCATCTGAGAAAGCCGGAGAAGGCTATGAAACTATGGGGGAGCAGATAGATCGCCTTAAGAACTCCCTGACTGTAGCATTCGCCCCTATTGGTATAACCCTTATAAACGTCTTACAAAATGTACTAACTGCCGCTGAACCTCTTATTGGCATTGTAGGTACATTAGCTAAGGTATTCGCAGCGATACCCGCGCCGATCCAGCTTATCGCCTTAGGAGCCCCCATACTTGTTGGTGGATTAGCTGCAATGAATATGGTTTTCTCTAAGATAGGCGGCGAACTTGGAGGACTAGGTAGTAAGTTCGGGGGACTTATTGAAAAGATTTCAGGCGTTGATTTAGCGTCACTGAAAGCAAATAAAAGTCTGGGTGATCTTGATAAAACCGCTGCTGTCGGTGCTGAAGAGAAGATGGGCGTTCCTGGCGGCGGCAAAGTAGGTGGAGTGGCAGCAGAAGGTGAAGAGCTGGCCGGTGCTGAGGGTGTAGCTACAGAAGCCGGAGAAGTTGCCCCAGAACTAGAAGAGGCGGCAGGTTCCGCAGGTTTATTATCAACTATTTTCACTAGCATATCTAGCACGTTAGGTGGTATCTTAGCTCCCATAACCGGACTCGTTGGAGGGATTGGCGAAGCTGCTGCAGGAGCACTCGGTATTGAAGGTGGACTAGGTGCAGTTCTAGAAGTAGCATCTAGTCTAGTACTTCCATTGACTGCTGTTGTAGGAATATTTGCAGTATTATACGCAACATCTGGCACGTTTAGAGGCATGATCGGCGGCATCCTTGACACATTCAAGCAGATATTCGGATGGGTTAAAGACATCATCGGCGCGTTGGTAGGCGGCAACTTCGCCAAAGTTGGGGACCTGCTCAAGACCGGCTTCCAAGGCGCGATCAACTCCTTAATGAATTTCAACTGGTCTGAGTGGGCAGGCAAGATGGTTACGTCTGTCCAGGAATCAGCAGGTACGATCGGCAATGCTATTATGGGCGGGTTGAGGAGTATATATAATATAGGGACCTCTGTTCGCTCTTCTATTATTAATGCCCTTACGACTATTGACTGGGGTGGTGTTGCTAATTCAATCGTAAGCGGGTTAGCTAGTGTATATAACATAGGTATCTCTGTTCGCTCTTCTATACTCAGCGGCCTCTCCGGCATAGGAACCGCGTTAGTCGGTGCGTTTGGTGCTCTTGCCAATATTGACTGGGGTCAACTGTTCTATAACATGCTCGACTCCCTTGACAATACTATCTCGACGTGGCTCACCAACTTGGAGAATACAGACTGGACGCCGGTTGTCACCGGACTTATCAATGCTATAGGTAGTGTATTTGATTCACTGTTTGGCACGACTACAGGCGGCGGAGGTGGAGGATCAGCCGGAGCAAAAGTATCGGACGGCATGAGCAAAAGCCTCTCGTCAGGCGTACAGAAAGCAGGACCTGACATTGCTGGCAAACTCGGTGATGTGCTTAAGAAGCTTGCAGAAATCGCTCCTGAGATATTCTACAAAATAGGAACCGCGTTAATCGCTGCTCTTGAGAAAGTTGACTACGGTGCTGTATTCAATAAGATGATTTCCGGTCCGTTAATGCACGCGGTTGCCGGTGCTTTTACTAACTTACCAAGCACGCTCGCGGGTGCGCTCGGCGGCATAGGAAGTGCAGTATCAAAAATAAACTGGGGTGATGCGATAGCTGGATTATTTAAAACATTGGCCGGTTCTGCCTCATCGTTCTTGCAGACGATCCTCCAGCTGTTTAGAATGGTTAACTGGCTTCAGATTTTCCAGCTAATGTTCGTCCTACTCCCTGCGTTTGGGCAATCATTGATACAGGGATTCCAGAAAGTAGATTGGGGCCAAGCTCTTGGTACACTTGGCGAGGCAATCAAGCACGTACTCGGCGGGATTGGGGGTTCTGTCTTAGGGGGATTAGGCAGTGTCGGCGGTATGCTCGGAGGGGCTGCTAGTGGCGTAGGTAGTGCGCTTAGTGGGGCAGCAGGAACTGTAGGTAGTGCGCTTAGTGGGGCTGGTAGTACTCTTAGTGGGGCTGCAGGGGGGTTAGGCTCGGCGATTAAATCTGCCCTCACTGATTTCGGCTCGTGGTTACTTAAAGATGCGATTCCGTTCTTTACGGGCTTACCGGGTAAATTCGCAACTGCACTCGTAGGTTTCGGCACGTGGCTATGGAAGGCAGCAGAGGACTTCGTATCTAATGCAACGTGGAAAACTAAAATCGCTGCCGCACTAACCGGCTTTGCTTCGTGGTTATGGACAGCGGCCTCAGACTTTGTGGCTAACACAACATGGGCCTCCAAACTAGCAACGGCGCTTGTAGGTCTAGGTTCGTGGCTGTGGACTGCCGCCGTTGATTTTGTTACTAACAGTACGTGGGCTTCTAAGCTAGCTGCCGCTCTAGTTGGCTTGGGTTCGTGGTTATGGACAGCAGCGGTTGATTTCGTTACGAATGCAACATGGGCCACCAAGATGGCCGCCGCACTTCTTGGTCTAGCTTCGTGGTTATGGACTGCCGCCGCTGACTTTATCTCTAACTCTACATGGATGTCTAAGATGACGACTGCGCTCAGTGGGTTAGGTGGAGTGATGATAAATGCTGCTCAATCGTTCTTTGATAAGGTAGCATCTACAATCTTGTCCTTAGGTAAAGCTAGTCCGCCAGCGAACCAACAGAGCGCAAAGGGCCAGACTGTAGACACGACCGGACAGGGAGCGGGGCAAACGCTTTGGCTCAGCGACCCAACGGGTACAAATTGTGAGATTTGTAGAAATTTGATGGATACGTATCCGAAGGCCACAGTGATGCAAGGCCCGTCGCCCTCGGGGAATTTCAGCACTTATGAAAACCCGTTCCCAGCAGCAAGAGGACTACTCGTAGGCGGCTCTATACCAAGAATGCAGGGCGGCGGCCTTATGGGGGATATAGGCCCCAAACCAACAGGGCCGGATGGTAGCTGCACTTGTCCCCCAGGTTATTTCTTCTGTCCTGAGCCAGATAACCGCTCTTGTTGTAGCTGTGGATTATGTCTTTCTAACGGCACTCCTTGTAATAGCGCCGCCGCTGGGTCTTTAGTCGGCTCACGGAGCGGCGGAATTCCTGTTATAGTAGGAGAAGGCGGACGATCAGAAGCGATTATACCTAGTGATATGTGGTGGGGAGTGCATCCTGCAGTATTAAATGCACTTCCGAGAATGGCAGGCGGCGGTATAATACCAGCTCCGGGTTCTATGAATCTAGTTGGGCCGGGTGGAACGAGTCCGACCCTTCCAACTGATTCTAGTCAATATTACGATCCCAAACTAACTGCCGATCAGGAGATCTTAAAACTCACTGTACTTGCAGAAGAGACGAAGCAAACGAACGCAGAACTGCAAGAAGAGATCAACCTTGTTAATACGTATTACCCTCAATTTGGAAAAGCTGCAAGCTCTACTATAGACGCGAACACTGCGCTACAGAACTTGGCAAAGCTACTACCAGCCATCCCGGGCGGCTATCAGGCAGGGGGGGCATCCCCAACAACCGCTGGCGCGTGGCTCCAAAACGGAAAATGGTATTATCAGACCGCCGACGAACAGATAGCTTACTTGACCGAGCTTGCGGAAAACACAAAACAATCGACTGCCACGTTGCAGCAAGAGATTGATTTAGTTAATAAGTTCTATCCTCAATTTGGTAAGTCCGCGTCAGATATAACCGATGCGACTAATGCGATAGCGGCGTATGATGCCCAAACCGCTGCCAATACCGCGCAGACGGCGCAGAGTGCTGCTGACGCTCAGAAGTCCTTGATGTCTAATATCAGCAGTCTTGTCGATACTGTAACCAAAGGAATAGGCTCAGTTGGAGATGCTCTCTTTGGTTTAATGAGCGCACAGGAAAGCCTTAAAGAACTCCCTGTACGATTCGGAGGAGTACTTACCAATCTTGATTATTATCCATCAAACGCAAAAGCAGGAATAGAAAAGGATACCGGTACGCCTCAGATTATCACTGCGTTACAGGGACAAGGCACACCGATAGGGTCAAATTCTGTAGTGTCGCAGCTCCAGAACTGGGGGCAGCAGCAGATAAACTCAGGGAAGTCTATATTCGACGGCGTTGCGAGTCTTGCGTCCACAGCAGGCAGCGGTCTGATGGGTGTAATATCTGGCCTCTTAACTCTTGGAACGGGAACTCAGTCTAATGCCACTCTAAACGCAAACACCCTACTCGCGAGCCAGAATAACAACGCACAAAATCTCGGAAACACTGTGAATAATGCCGGTAATAAGGTATCAAACTCTATCACCAGCCTAGCATCGTTACTCGGAGGCAGCAGTAGCGGCGGTGGAGGTGGAGGTATAGGAGGGATATTCAGCGGTATAATTGGCATTATCACTGGGATCGTTAACTTGTTTACGTGGATTGGCAACACGATACAAGAGCAAAAACAACCTACTGAGGCTTCGTTTGGATATGGCGGTTCATATTTCATCACCCACTCAACAAAAGCCCCTATCGATTGGGATGCGATGTTCGGTGATCTAGGTCAGATCGCTAGTGGTTTTGGAAGCGTCATGAGTGGAGCTATGGGTATGATGGGCGGCGGCATGGGACTGCAACACGGCGGCATCGTTACAGCTCCGATAGTTTCACGGTTAGGTGAAGGGGGTCCAGAAGCGGTTATTCCGTTAAAGAAAGGAGCCAATGCGTTAGGCAACCAGTACACAATCAACATGAAAGTATCAGGCGATGAGAATGCAGTAGCGGTTCGTAAGATGGCTGACCAGGTTGTAAAACAAATAAAGCGTAATGACTTCATGCAGAACGGGTGGTACTAGTGCCAACAACTGATAAAATTTACTTCATACGAGGCGACGGCGGTTCCATTGACTTAACCGATCACCTTAATTATGATGTCCTCTGGGGTGTTAATGGCCGCTGGATGCCACCTTACAATTATACATCTGAATATGTTTACACCTACCCTGGACAGGTACTTCGTATAAAGCAGACAGCTCCGCGAGTTATTGATCTTCCTATAAAGGTTATGGGCTCCAGCATAGAAAACGTGCGCGAGAACTTACGTGCGTTAAACAACGCCTTTTCTTATGACCTCGGTTCAGGGAAACTAAAAGTGGTAACTGCTGACGGTAAAACACGGATGATTAATCTTTATTACAGCGACGGTATGGGGTTCCAGGAAACGTCGGATACGGCGTATCCTTCTGTGTTTTATATGTTCTCCCCTGAGTTTACTGCATTTGATCCGTATTGGTATGATCCACTTGAGAATGAAGTATGGTTAAACGCAACCGCAGGCGAAATCGGAGAGAGCAGCATAAACTCTAAGATAACTCTATATAACGAAGGCGATGTTCCAGCGTGGCCGGTGTGGAGTCTAACTGGGGCATTTACTGAGTGCGAGATACAGAATCTAACGACAGGAGCGTTATTCGATCTGCAAGAGACAGTGCCGACTTCACAGCGAGTTTATTTAGATACCCGGCCTGGAAACCATAATGTATTACGGAACCATGTGACCGTTGACTATGGCAACCTGACGACTGATTCAAAGTTATTCCCACTTGTACCCGGCCCGAATGAGATTGTGCCTATATTCACGAACAGCGATGCAAACACCGAACTGCGCGTTCGATGGGTTAACAAATATCTAGGAGTTTAGAAGTAATATGGAGTTCCCCGCAGCCACGTATGACATATGGACACGCGGCAGCAATCTACAGCGAATGGATCTGGTATCTGATTGGACACAACTGACGCTCGATCTTAAGTGGGGGGATATCTCCACATGGTCGCTCACACTACCCACAGCAGAGTTCGTCAATCGATGGCAACTCCAGGGCATATACGGTTCCATGCTAGTCCCCTCTGGCGGTTGTGGTGAACTCGGCGCACCGCTTGGCGTCATCATTATACGGAACAACTCATCACTAGAAAACGCTCTGCTTAGCGGTATTATCATATCAGCGGAAAGAGTGTATGATGGTTTTACTGATACAGTAACATTAACGGGAGAAAGCGATTCATCGTTTTTACGCATAAGAGACTTATGGCCTGATCCGTCTAGCGACTATGACACAAGTACAGGTTGGTGGAGCGGCAATGCTGATGTGGCGTGTGATGTTGTACTTGGACCCGCTGAGAGCTGTCTCAGCTATTATGTTAATTATAATTTAGGCCCGTGGGCTTTACCCTATCGTAGGTTAAACTATTTCGATACAGCTCCAGACCAACAGCGCGGGAGTCAAGTTACGTATCAAGGACGGTTTCAAAACCTGTTCCAAGCGTGTCAGGATATATTAGCGGCTCAGACGGATTTAGTGATCACTGAAAGTTTTGGAATCAAACAAGTCAGTGAAGATGCATCAACACGACTCCTCTACTCCTGGTACGAACCAACTGATAAGACAGACCAGGCGGTTTTTGGAACTGAATTAGGTACAATCAGCAAATTCGATTACACGGAAGCATTACCACAGGCTAATTACATAATGTGCGGCGGTCCGAATTATAACGCAGGCGGGAACGGCCAAACGACGGATATGTGTTACCGGATGTACACGGAGATCCTAAACGAGACAAGCGCGGATATGTACGGGAGACGAGAAGACTTCTGCGATTATGGTGGCAATACATCAGGCTCTAGTGGAAGCTCTGACCAGGAACTTGCGATAATGGCCGCGATGCAGAATCAGGCGCTTATAGCATGTTCTAAAGAGTCGTACCAAATGAACGCTAAAATCTATTTACTTCCTTATGAAGGCCCACAGTTTATGGATAACTTTAATCTTGGAGATATAGTGACTGTTGACATCGGTTCGACTCCTTTGACAATCACAGGTGGGGACCTTCAGCAAAATAACATAATAAGAGAAATAAACATCACCGTAACACCAACCGACGGAGAACGCATAATACCGACGATCTCAGACCAAATGCTATTCTCACGGAGCGGCGGCACACCGAACAGGAGAGCACTAGCAGCTACAAGACAGATACGAAATATGGGGGGGCCACTGAAATGACTATCGGAATCAGATATAACAATTTTGACGTTTATCGACCAAATCTTTGCTTTGGGGTTCAGTGGGATACCTCAAATTCAGATCCAGTGGCTTGTTTAACTAGGATAGGTGATGCTGTTGGATTAGAGGTAGATACCTCATCAGCGGCAACCGCAACATATTCGGTTTACACCTCTGATTTTGATAACTACCTACCGTGGAGTGGTATGCGAAGAGTTGAATTGAACCACAACGGGGATTATGTCTCTGCTCATGGCGAGGTTGACGGGGCTGGGAATAGTACGTTCAACGAGTCAACTACTGGTTCTAACCTAATAATGGTAGAAATACCTAAGTTTTGGTACTCAATTCTTAGGAATACACCAACAGAGGGAGTTTGGCAGTATTGGATCAGTCCCTTCCCGATAGATGGTTATACACTACACCCGGCGTTCCTGCGCGGTCAAAGTGGAACCACTGCAAATATTCTTGATTATATTTACGTTGGAGCGTATGACTCATATATTGATCCGAGATTAAATGCGGCATATCCTAATCTCGATAGCGTCGCAAATGTTACCCCTTCAACGGGACAGACGCGGGCAACGTTTAGGAGTTATGCATCGAACACAGGATTGAACTGCACGATAGCCGGGCAGACGAACGTGTATGATTTTGGCTTGCTCGATTGGCAGACGTGGAATGCACTAGAACTGCTTTATCTTATCGAATATGCTTCATTAAATAGCATGCTGCCTTCTCAGTCAACAGCTCAAGGCGGCCTAAGCGCAGGGATAACGAACGATACTGCGGTAGAAAAAACTGGCTGGACATCATCAATAGATGTGAATGCGAATAGCTTACATAGCTATGACCTCGGAAATTCTAGCGGACAGGTACGATGTAATACCGTAAGCAGCAACCCAGTATATGCAATGTCCTATAGGGGAATAGAAAACCTCTGGGGCAACGTTCACACGATGCTCGATGCGATAAACATAAATACAGATAGGACTATCTGGGTAAATTTTACAGGATCGGATGTAACAGACCAAGTCATTACCGGAACTCCATATGCCACAGGAACGCTAGGTGCTAACTATTCTACAAGCGGCACATCATACGCATCGACTGGCCTTGCATCAACGATTGTTACGACGAATGTCCAGATTCAGGTTGCCGCATCGATAACATTCCAAAACAATACTACTCCCTGGGGGGGCTCGCATGCAGATGGCGTTAATATAGCGATATACCGAACACTAGCCAGTGGTTCCGCCCCGGCTGCGGGTTCTCCTCCAGGCACATACGACTCACTCATCTGGCAGGGTACGTTTTACCCCCCGAGTACAAATACAAACGAAACCGTAGCTCCTACCTTTACAGATATTGATCTCAGCGTTGGGTCGAGTTATTCTTATTATGTATGTATCTCAGCAGTAGCTGGCACTGCAAAGGTGATGTCAGGTTCAACGTTAGAGCTGATAAACGTAGCGGGAATAATGGAGTGGCCTTACGTGCAGACGACGTACTCAGCGGCTACAGCGAGCGGCAATCCAATGTACCCGACAGGCTGGGCGTCGTATCAGGACGATAATTGGCAGTTTGAAAAGTACCAAATGGGTGGCACATTAACCTCTTACATGTGCGCGGCTTATGTAGTTGGCAATTACTCAGCACCTAGATTCCCAAGAGTTTCGGGTTGTTATAATAGCGGCCTCGGCAGCGGAATATTCTCTGAAGATGTTACATTCGGGTATAGCTCAACCGATGCAGCGACCGGAACAAGGTTGCAGTACATCAGACCGCCGATTTCGTATTACAAGTATTAGGAGAAAACATGACAGTAATAGGGGTTAACTGGGCAGGGAACGCATCATCACCTACATTGACTAGAATCGGGATTGACGGTACTCACTCCACCTACACCGGGCCTGTTAGTGCTGGCACACCTTTTAATACATTTGGCCCATGGGCAGGTATGCAGCGCGTGAACGTTTACGATGACGGCACAGTGACTACAAATTGGGGTACGCGATGTTATTCAGATACCAGTACTAATCTCGGGCAGGTTATGGTGCAAATCCCTCAATTTTTATTCTTTACAGACCCAAGTGATTATAATGGTGGTCAAGCGCGGTACTATATCGGTGAAACTAGTGATATAGGGGTGACGATACAAACCACAGGGATTGCACCGGCGCACACAATGGCACAGTCTGATGTTCATCCGCTTTTTAATGTTGACGGAAACTATGTCGATTATGCTTATGTAAGCGCATTTGAGGGGTACTGGGATCCGACTACGCTAATGATGGACTCCGTAGCAGGAGTGCCGCCGACTACCTTCACAACGAATACACTTGCCCGTTCATATGCAGAAGCCCGGGACACTGGTTGGGAGCTGATGAATATACAAGCCCTCTCAGCTCTACAGCTTCTTTTCATAGTTGAATACGCCACCCTAAATTCACAAGCGGC